AGGTTGCTAGATGGGTCACCAAATTGGTGATCTGAACGCAACTTTGCTTTAAGGTTGTCAATTACGCTATCAAAATCATTCATAGCATCTTCTGACTTGCGCTCCATTGAGTGATGGAATAGCTGAATAACTACTGTGTAATCTATGCGCTTAATACCGCTAGTAGTTCCACCTATCGCCAAGCGATTTTCGTTTTCTGACTCAATATGAATAACTGCGGCAGTACGAGATAGTTGAGAAGGCAGGGCATTAACCTGAAAATCAATACGCTTAGGAAAGGATGTAAAGATTTGGTTGATGCCTTGAACTGGCGGATTGCCAATAAAAGTTGCGAGGGTTGAGCGAACGGCTGCGCGACCTGTAAGAGCCATTATCTAATCCTGCGATAAGGGGCAAGCAGATTCATAGCAACGGCTAGTTCTGTGCCTAATTTCTGTGAACCTGCTACGGCTTCTGATGCGCGTGAAGCAACGCTCATAACCATTGAGTTATCGCCACGAACTTTGAGCATTGAAGTAGTCACAAGAATTGCAGCTTCTTTGATGGCAGGAGGCAGAGCAGAGATAGAAGTTCCTGAAGTATGGGTATAGGCAAGCGCGCTAACAAGAGGAATAGTTGTTGAGCCAAATGTGTAGGTTGAAGCTACGGTGACAAACTCTGAATTAAAGCCGTCATAAATCTTGAGGGTTAGCCCTGCGGTAATACCTGTTCCGTCATTGACCGTCAGGCTAGTCTGCCCTGCGGTTGCCGTAGCAATAGTGCTATTGGCATAACCATTGACATAAGAATACTTGAGGAATACCTCTTGGCGGGCAGTTGTTGGAAAACCAAACTGTAGTGGGCCTTGGTTGGTGTAGGTAGTAGCAAGCATCGCATAAGGAAAGACAATTTGAGAATCTTCAATCCAAGCAAATGAGCAATCCTGAACCGTTGTAAGCTGATAGTTGGGTGAGCCGTATTGAAGGCTAGTAAGGGCAATTACCGGGTTGTATCGTGGGTGAAAACGGATAGTGCCGTCATCACGGATTCGAGAACGCTGTTGCTCGGTTTCTGTGGTTGCTGCGAGGACTTGGTTACAGTAAGTATCAATCCATGAGCTTGCTCTAGCAATGACATTGGCTAACTCCGCATCTTGAACATCAGGGTCTTGTGAGTTCCAAACAAGGTTGTCAATATCAATCGCCGTTGGAGCGTTCTTGAATTCATTAAGAGTCAAGTATGGCGTTGAGAACTGGTGGGTTGTACCTGAATACGCATTACTCATTTATTTCTCCGCATCTTGAGCATTTTTTGAAGAATGAACCGAACCCGCATTTTTTGCAGGTGAAACCTATGGATGATGGGTTACGAATAGTTCCCATCGCGTTCGCTTCGCCCAAGCCTTCATGCTTCATTTGAGCGGCGTGTTTAGGATTATCAACATTGATAAGCCCGTCTTTGCCAGCCTTGTAAGTCTTTGTGCCACGCTCGGTTCTGACGGATACTTCACGCAAACCTTTTGGTGGAATCATTTTTGACATTTAGTGCCTCCTTTAATAAGACAAGGCGCACCCGAAGGTACGCCTTGCTTAATGTTGTTCTTACGACTATGCAGATGCAATTCCTGAAACGATACCTGACCAAGCTGGAGCTTGTGCCATGAATGTTCCACGGAAGTATGTGCTGAAATCGTATGAGAACTGTGTAACCAATTTTGTTACTGTCAAAGACAGACCAAATCATTTCTGTTTGGTTCTAACGGTTTACTATCCCGTTAGTTCGGACTATATCATCACCCGTTCTGGGTGTTTCGCGTGTAGTCTCTACGGACTCGCTTCTTACGAAGATTGCCTCGGTATTGGCCTTTGATTAAGCGGCGTTCACCGATACAGCGAAATTATTGCCTAACGATTCCTCGTTAGCGACCCCATTACAAGGCCATTGGATTCCCATGTAATCCTGTACATTATAAACAGCCCAGCAATCTGAACAAATTTGTTACTGCATTTAGCAGGTCAAGTCATTTCTGCTTGACTCTCATACTTTGTCATTGATATGAGTTCGGACTATAACTTCATCCTAATTTCTTAGGAGCATTGCGTTTAGTCTCTACGGAGCCCCGTTAAGGTTTCCTCGGTATTGTCCTGTAATTTCTTGAAGGAGTTTCACCGATACGGCAATGTTTGAATTGCAACTTACGCTGCAATGAGGCAACAGTTTACCTCTGTGTCTGGGATGGGGAGCGTATAGCTCATAATTGGTGATACGCCTTGTGGCAACCAAGGGTGAACTGTGATGTCCACTAGCTTGCCTGTCACTTCGTTGTATAGACCACCAATTGTTGCTCCGCCAACATAATCTCCTGCATCAGTTTGGGTCAAGTTCAAACGGTAGTTTGCAGTTGAGCCATTCTTGATTGCATCAGAGAGTTGCTTACGGTCTGAACCGTTAATGAGAATCTCATCAGGGTCAGCCTTAACATTGTTGTAGAGGTTGTAGAACACGGTCTGGTATTCAGAACCTGGGTTAGAGGTTGAGAATTGAGCATTAACCGCGTTGTTGTATCCGCCAGCAGAACCAAGAAGTGTAGGAATAATTCCGTCATATCCTGTTGCATAAGCAGATGAATCAGCAGAAGGAGCAACTGCGCCTGTTGTTGAGTAAACAAGGTTGTTGTTTGTTGTGTTTGTTGAAGCAGCACCCTGAAGTGTTGCAGTCAAACCTGTGAAACGACCAACATACTTAGCATTTGTTGCGCCTGTTGTTGTTCCGACATATACCTTGTAACCAATAGCGCCTGTTACAGCACCTACTGTGATTGTGATTACCTGTGAACCTGAAGAGGTTGTTGGAGATTGAACTGTTGAAACAACAGACTCACCAAATGAACCAGCATCAGAAGTTACATAGATAAAGAACTGTGTTGAAGCAGCAAGTCCAACTTGTGTACCTGAAGCGTTTACAGCAGTTGCGGTTACTGTTGGAGCAGAAAGAGCGCCTGAGTAACCTGTTGCAGTTCCGCGAGCCATGAGGAGCATACGCTCTTCCATAAGCATTGTTGCGTATAGTGTAGAAGTTGATGACAACTGACGGAGATCTTGGAATCCAAGGCCTGAGAAGTTAGCATCAAATGAAACGCTGTCAGATAGTGAGTAGGTGTTGTATGGAAGAATCAAATCATCAGCAGCATAAGAAATCTTTGGGCCACGCTCATAGTTGATTGAGCCGAAAGTTGCTGTTGATGTTTCTGTGATTCCTGGCCATAGGTTTCCAACTCCACCTGTACCGGTACCTGTGTAACCAAGTACGCGCTTTACGCGGTGAGAAGTACCAACACCCTTTTTACGAGCAATTTTGTTGCGAAGTGGTGTTGGGCGTGGTGTCAAGAGCTTTGCAGGTGCTTCTAGGTCGAAGGCTGCGAAAGATGATGACAATGGAGATGTTAGGGAAATATCCTTAACGATGTCAGCCTGTGCTTGGCGCTGAGCAGCAAGGGCGCTGTTCAATGCTCCAAGAGCATCAGGTGAGATTGACTTGTTTGCTGCAAGTGCTTCTAGTTGTGCTGTTGCATCAACTGGAGCAGATACGCCTGGTGTGTTTGTAGAAGCGGAAAGTGACTTTCCTAGAACTTCTACATATTCTTCCATGCGAATTGCTGATGACTTAGCATCAGTAGCATCGGCAAACAGGTCTGTTGCTTTAGGCAATTGAGCCATGTTTGGTTTCCTTTCGGGTTTTATTCTCCCGAAGTGTTACCAGCCTTTGCGATAAGTTCATTCGCAAGGTCACGATAACCCTTGGCGAGAACGGAATCTGTTGCAAGTGCGGCTTTCTGACTGAACTCCGCTGCCTTTACAAGCAGATTATTAGTTTGGGTTTTACCTGCTGCGATAGATGAACGCTTAGGCCCATTTCCAATCGCTGCTGATTTAGCCTGTGCTAGTTCGGTTTCAAGCGATGCCGCCTTGCTCTCTGCTGCCTCTAATGCAGCCTTAGCAAGCCCGACTTCTGCTTTCACAGATTCCGTAACCATTGACACGGCCTTTTCAATGATGGCATTTACTGTGTCATCACTAAGCAGGGTTTTCTCTGCTGAATCATCAGCAGAAACTTCTTCAGTTGCTTCAACAACAACTTCTTCTGTCTTTTCCTCAGCTACAACCTCTTCAACAGTTGCATCGGCATCAGCAGACTTCTCTGAGCCAGCACCCTGTTCAGGTGTAACGATTTGAGCAGTTGATACATCGGTGCGACCATGTGTTTCTGATGGCTTGTGGCAACCACAATCTAGGCACTTGTCAACTGTTTCAGACTTTTCGGCAGCCATGTGTGAATCTTTATGTGCAGAACACATTTTAGAATCGCATCCGCCTGATTCTTTGCATGACTTACAGCCAGCACAATCGCACCCTGCGGTTGTGTCAGGCTCTTTAACTGTGTCAGCCTCGACTGACAACTCGATTGATTCTGGCATTGTTTCTCCCTCTTGTTGTTCCCCTGCGTACCAAGCCATTAGGTGATTTGCCACCTCTACGAGTTGTCCGAGGGAATATGTTTCGTCTGCGCCATCGCCCATTTCACCGGCTTCAACTTGAATAAGTTGAGCAACGGCTCTACGAGCTTTTTCAAAGGCATCTTGGTCAAACTTCACATTGTCAGGCTGAAGAGCCTTTAATGCTTTTCCTACATTCCAATCATCAGGTAGAACATCAAGTGCGTTTAATGCGCGAGCGCGGCGGATGATGTGCTTCTTGACTGCTGTTGGATTCTTTGCGCGACCAAATGCCTGAATAGCGTTCTTTAGGTCGGCAACATTAGCGATTGGATATGAGCCGTCAGGCATTGCTGCTCCACGATTTGCAAGGCGTTGGCGCTCTTCGGCAGAAACTTCGCGCTTAGCAATCTCACTTGGAAGCGGTGCTGAGTATTCATGTAATTCTTCAACTTGAACAAGTGATGACTCGCCCTCAACGCTTTTAGCCATGATGAGCTTTGCATTTGGGTTAGCGGGTCTGTCCACCAGGCTGACTTCAATGATTTGACCGTCAACAATACGACCATTAGCTGCCTTAGTGTCGCGTACTACGCGAGGGGCTTTAATTCCTATTGAGAAGCCTTTAAGAACTCCTGCTTCCACCTTTTTAACAGAAACGGGGTCAACAACATGAGCAGTAATATAATGACCATCAGTTTTCGCTTCATATTCTTTAGCCACTCCTGCCGCTATGTTTGAATGTTGTTCACGGATATTGCCACCGGTCTTGAACCATTGTGGCATTGCTGAATCCAACCAAGTTGCATCGCAAATTTGATTGTCCATATCAATACTGTCATCTGTTGCTTTGCCATACACCATAAGTGAGCCATCTTCTTGCTTATCTGCCTTGATGATGGCGGCGTATGAGGTTGTAAAATCATTCATAGTTGCTTTGTCCTTTTTGTCGTTTTCCTTGGAAATTCTGTTTGCCCAACTTCTACCAGCATCGCCACCCCATAAGAGCCAAGCAATGTAACCAGCAGAATCTTTGCCCCAACCTTCGCCTTTTTTATCTACTTCATGTCGGGCAAAGTAACTCACCATTCGATTGATGGTATTTAGCGATAAAGATGCTCCGTTAGATAAATCTCTTGCGCGAGCAACGCCCACCTCTGTTCCACCGCGACCATGCTTTTCACGAAGTTCTAATCCGCGTTTTGCATTTGCGCGAACTTCTGCGGGAGGAACAAAACCGTCAGCCATTAGTTAGCGGCTGTCCATAAATAAGAAACGGATGTTGATGCTGCTGAGGCAATTACTGAAATTGTTGTGCCAGCAGTAAATTCGAGAGCTTGTGTTGTACCAGCAGCAATAGGCAATCCCTGTGTTGCTCCGCTTGATGTGACTGTGCCATCTCCGATATAAATTACCTTAGAGGCATCATTGTTGCGTACATTGATAAGTGCGCGGCGAACGCCAGATGGCACGACAAACAAGGTCTGCGCGGTTGTGCCTACTGTGATTGTGCCGTGTTGAAATGGTGTTGCCATGTATTTCTCCTATTGGTTTGATGTATCTACTACATAAGGTGCAAGATCGCACATACAATTTGGGTGAGCGGGAGGCTCTGTATCTCCTGATGGAAATACCTCATCTATGCCTAGCGGTGAGGCATCGGCGTTTTCTTGGCAATCTTCACAACCAACTGCCACAAGCCATTCAACTTGTTCTACCCCTGAATCTAAATAACTTTCACGGGCGGCAACTGATACTGCGCTGCTCATTTCTGTTTGAGCAATCACCAAAGCTTGTTGAGGGTCGTTAATTACTTGATCAACCATGATAGATACTTGCCTTGGCGTTATACCCTGGGCAAGAGCATTGCCAAGAACAGTACCGATACGGTCTAACTTGGTGTTAGAAATGCCGTCAATGACTATCCCTCTGCGGTCTAGCAAAGTTTGTAGCCCGCCTGATGGCTTAATTAGCTCTGCTGCTGCTTGGTTACCTGGCTTCCAAGTATTCCAATCAACAACACCCACTTCAGGAGCCTTTTGTAGCCCTCTAAGAGCTTCTTGAGCGGCTACTGTGCCTAATACCCAACCGTCAGCATATAGAGGCTTGAGGGCATCTAAGAGGTACTTTTTGTTAGGCGTAATACTTGCTAAAGCCCAATCGCGGGCTTGCTGTGTTGTCGTTGATGAAGCTCCGATATGAGAGTGAAACCATTTCTCAACGATGTCATCTGCGTTAAATGCCTTCTGAAAGCCTTTACGAATCTTGTCTGCGTGTTTAGCGGCTATGCGAACTTTCGCCCCGCTCGCTTGCCATAGCATTACAATCCTAAATAGCGTTCAGCGTACCAACGCGCTCCGTCAAGGTCTTTTTCCTCAATAAACTTATTGAGAACCTCAGCGTAGGCATGGTCAAGATGTTCAAAGATAAATGGGCGCAAAGGCGTTCCATGACTAACAAAACGCATAAACTTTTTGACTTCTGTGCGTTCAGGAGTATCAGGAACTTCAGGCTTTGGCGCTTCGGTAGCTGATGGTTCATTATCTTGAACGCCATTAGCATCTAGTGAAGTACCCGCAGCAACTACTCCTTCAGGAGTAAAGAGATAGACAGATTGTCCGGCAACAAGCATTGGCATATCTGCTTCAGGTGAATCAATAAGAGGTTGTCCGTTTTCAGCGCGATGCTCATTTAGAGTCATGCCGCCATTGCGAACTTCTACATCGTCACGCTTTGCCTGTTGTTCTGTATCATTACGAGTTGCTGGCATAAACTTAAATTCAAGCTCACGAGGCATGGCAAGATATGAGTAAGAAAGATTTGTAATAATC